CGCTATGAGGCGGAGATCGTCTCCCTTCGTTCGCAACTCGCCGAACTTCAGCGCCACAACGCGCGTGAGGCACAGGCGGCGAAGCGCATGATGCTCTCCGCGAAGTGCCGTGAGATCGCTTCCCTTGGTTACGCCATCGGCGACCGGGACCAGATCGACCGTCACGTCAGCCGCATGATGACGATGCGCTCGGACGAAGTCCGCGATTACGTCGAGGACGTCCTCAAGCGAAGCCCGAAGGTCGAGATGGTCGCTCGTCACGGCGTCAGCGACTACATCGAGCGCCCGGGTCGGGCTTCCAGTGAGAACGAGCGGTACATTGCCGAGAACCCGGAGCAGATCACCCGGCTTGGCCTCGATCGTTCCGTCCTTGACCTTTCCGACGTCCTCAGCGGCTGAAGCCGGCAGGAGAACTGAACCATGGCAGATCTGACAAAGAACATCAACCTCTCGGGCCGCCTCGACGGCCGCACTGCTGAGTGCCTCATCGCTAACGCTGCGGTCATCTACGAAGGTTCCCCGGTCTTCATCAACAACAGCGGATTCGCCACCGCCGTCACCACCGACGCCAACACCTTCAAGTTCTTCGGGTTCGCCATCAAGGGTGGCACCGGAGATGGCTCGACCGTGACCTGCGTGGTCGAGCGCCGTGGCACCCGGTGGTACCCCAAGGCATCGGTCGCACAGTCCGACATGGGCAAGTTGGCCTATATCACGCCGGCCGACAACGCCGTGGCGACGATCACTGCTCCCACCAACGGCGGTTCGCTGTTCGTCGCCGGCCGAATCATGGGCATCGACACCACCAACAACCTCGTCGAGATCGACCTCGAAGACCGCGTCAACTGACCGGAGACCTGACTCGCCATGCCAATCCTCACCCGCAATCGTCAGATCACGCGCAAGGAAGTTCGCGGTCTCTTCGCGAAGTCCTTCATCACCCAGTCGCGTGACGTCATCTACCCGATCTTCACCGAGACCGTCGACACGTACTCCGAGAAGGAGTTCTTCGCGACCCTCGGCACCGTTCCTCAGGTGCAGCAGATCACCGACGAACTCGAGGTTCCGTTCAGCGAACTGAACGAGTACACCTTCGACTTCTCGAACAAACTGTACAAGAGCCTCATCCGGCTGAAGCGTTCGCTCGTGGACTTCGACCAGACCGGTCAGTCCCGTACGCTCCTTCATTCGATGGCCGGCCGCGTCGTGAACTTCCCGGACAAGTTGGCGATGACTCGCCTTCGCAATGGGTCGGCGTCGAAGTGCATCACCGGCTCGAACTTCTTCGCTACCGATCACACGCTCGGCAGTCAGTCGGCCCAGTCGAACCTCCTCACTGGCAACACGCCGACCACGTCGTGGACCAGTACCACTCCGCGACCGGATACCGCCGAGAAGGTCATCAACGACCTTGACCGCGCTCTCGTCCAGATGCTCTCGTGGAAGGACGATCAGGGCGAACCCTTCTATCAGAAGATCCGCCCCGAGGACCTCGTGGTCGTCTGCTCACCGCTCCTCTACAGCACGATGAAGTTGGCTCTCTCGGCCAAGTTCATCAAGCAGACTGACAACGTCTACGAGGGCTTCGTCGGCGGCGTGTACTCGAGCAACTACCTCCCCACCTCCGGTGCTGAGGCTGCGGACTGGTACCTGATGAACGTCGGGCACGTCAACCGTCCGCTCGTGTACAGCCGGTTCCGCATGCGGACCGATTCCGAGATGCAGGACACGCTCTCGCAGTTCCAGTCGACCGGCTCTCCGTTCAACATCACGATGGAGGACCTGCGGAACCTGTCCTCGGTCGAGATCCTCACCAACCTCGGCGAACGCGGCGGAATGAACGCCGACAGCCACGTCATCCTCCACGAGGAGTTCCTGATGGCGGCTCGTTGGCGCGGCGAGGTCTCGTACGGCATTCCGTGGACCGCGATCAAGATGGACAACGCCGCCTCCTGATTCCCGGGCCTCTTCTCCCTTGCCGCCGGCCGAGGCTTCACGAGAAATCGTGGAGCCTCGGTCGTATTTACGAATGTAATGCCGTACACATACTCCGACAAGACCGAGATCTTGAAGCGCTTCGACGCCCGGGTTGTCGTACAGTTGACGAACGACGACGAAAAGGTCGATCCCAACGACCTCACCGCGATCAACGAGTCGATCCTGATGACGGCGGAGAACGACGCCGCCCAGACCGTCGACAACTTCCTTCGATACGTCTATGAGGTGCCTCTCACCGGCGCCAACATCACCCCGGAGATTCGCGGGATCACTGCTTCCCTCACGTGGTGCATGCTGTGGGAGCGCAGGGGCGAGGAGTCGGAACAGGTGACGGCCCTTCGCAAGAGGATGTTCGAGCGGTTGGAGGCGATGGGCAAGCAGGACGCGGCAGAAGTCAGGGGAACCCGCTCGTCCCAGTCCATGGCCGTCAGGTCAAAGAAGGGGAAGGTCAGGACGATCTTCGACCGGTGCGGGTACTTCGACGGCCTCAGCATCGGGGGTACCCGACAGTTGCCGGCAGACAACGAGGGCACCGGAGTATGAACGCGGCCACGGGAAGGTACCTCCGAAGCCACGGCAACTTCCGGGTGGCCTTCCGGTCCTCCCTCCCGGGAGAACGTCTCGGAGGTACCTTCCCGTGGCTGTGACCATTACCATCGATCTACAGGCTGCCCTGAATGCAGACACCTTGCGCCGGATCAAGGTACGGATGGCTACTCTCTTGCAAGAGCAGACCCTCGACCGGATCGAACAGTCCGGGGACGACGAGATCTCCTTCAAGAAGTTGCCTAGGGACAGGCCGAACGGCAGCAGGGACCGCCCCCTGTACGACACCGGCTCCCACCTGATAGACTCACTGGCTTCAGGAGTCGAAGCAGACGGTGCTTGGGTCGGAACGACCTTCGAGGGAGCCAAGGTCCACCAGTTCGGTACGGTCGGAGCCGACGCCCCCGACGTCGGGCAAGGAACTCTGCCGACCATCAAGCCGGTCCGTGCCAAGGCCCTCTTCATTCCGTTGACCCCACGAGCACAGAAGTCCGTTCGCGTCAAGTCCGGCCCGAAGGTGATCAGGCAGGGGTCTGGAAAGAAGAAGGGAAAGACCATCAACTTCGACCTCGTTCCCGGGGTCGACTTCATCTTCCTGAAGAAGGTGGACATTCCGCCAAGACCGTTCCTGCGCGTGTCGCGTAAGAACGCGGAAGAGATCGCTGAACTCTTCGAAGGAGCAGACTAATGGGTTTCGTCGCCGGACATTACAACGCCACTTGGAACGGTGCTTCCATCGGTACCACGGAGCGCGGGTTCCGTCTGCAGATGACCAATCACCACGAGACTATCTTGACCGATGATTTCGGCGACGCTCTCACTGACGGAATCCAGAGAGGCGTCGACTACCGGATCACCCTCGAGTACGTCGAGTACGACCTCCTGAAGGCCGCGATCCGAGCGCAAGCCGGAACCTTCGGGTCAATGACCAACGTCGGCAAACTGCTCTCCGGACTCGCCGCCCCTCTCGCACTCACCGCAGTCGCCGGCACCACGGCCGCCTCCCACCTGAGCGCTCTGACCGCCCCCAAGGCGATCATCGTCTCCGACACCGAGATCCTGTTGGCCAACAACCTGCGCAAGGGTCCGCTGACCTTCCTGCTGATCCCGAGCAGCGCCGGAGTCCACTTCACCGCCACCAACGCCTGATCAGACAGAGAGGACCACATGGCAATCAAGTTGAAGGACATTCAGCCTCCCATGATGGAGGTCGAACTCCCGGACGGTACCGTCAACCGGTACGACCCCTTCGCAATCATCAGCACGGTCGCGCCGGCGATCGAGTCAGACCCCAGTTACGCCAAGGTGATCGAAGTCGCCCGTAAGGCGTTCGACTTGCCCGACTCGATCAGTGACTACCACGTCATCTACCTCGTTCGCGAACTCGTCAAGTTCGTAGAAGAGAGCGGTGCCGTCAAGGGGCTTATGCCAGTTCCGCAGAACTGATCGCCTTCTACGGCATTCAGCCTTCGGAACTGGCCGCTCTCACCGACGAAGAAGTGCGTGGACTCGTAGAGAATATGCCTAGGATCAACGCTAGGCGTAGGCTCGAGTTCGTGTGTGACGTCATGGCCTCGATGCCTACCGACTCAAAGGGAACCAGTCACTACATGGTTCAACTGATCAAGATGGCCTTTGACGGCGACGAACAGGCTCAGGCAGTCGCGATCGAGGCAGTGACGAGGTATTAATGGCTATCAACTACACCACCACGTTCACCCGGCTCGGAACGTTCATACACGAGATCAACCACGCCGTAAACCGGCAGAGCAGTCAGTATCTGGGATCGGGGGTCGGTGCAGACAACATTCTTGACGAGTTCAACGATCGCCGAGAATGGGTCACCGGCGTTCTCCCGACCT